ATGAGCCAAAAAAGAATTTATAAACAAGAAGGGCCCCAAGTGCGCCCCATTGCAGACAGCAAGGTGTTGACAGCTGAAGGTGCCTTGAACCGCAGACCCCGATCAGAATCAGTAGAGGCCACCCGGCAGCCACGGATACCCAAAACACCCAGTGAGCCTTCAAGCCAAATGGGTAGCATAGTGCCACACAGCAGTCATGCCCAACAGCGTAGCCGACACTATCATGAACATGTTGTGGCCACGCACACAGGTGGTCGCCAAAGCAGTGCCAGGATCACAGACCAATTGAATCCTGATGCCAGCGTGAGTTTGGATGCTCGTACCCAGGGCCGACGCTTTCCAGGATTGGCCAATGGCTAAGAAATCCGCACCACTATTAAGCGTAGGCCGTGGTGAGAAATTGCCAGCCAGCCAAGGCGCAGGATTGACTGCCCGGGGCCGCGAAAAATATAACCGAGCCACCGGCAGCCGTCTGAAAGCACCTACCAAATCAAAGACCAGTCCTAGACACAAAAGTTTTTGTGCAAGAAGTGAAAGCTGGACTGGTGAGCGTGGCCGAGCCGCAAGAAAAAGATGGGGCTGTTGAAGCCCTGCAAATTGATTGAACAAGGAACTGAAATGAATCGATTGACTAGACATGCAGATGTACTGCCCTTAGCACTGATACAAGAAATCAAAAGCACAGTACAAAAAATACCCGAAGGACGAACCAATATCACAGCTTGGGATCCCAGCATTGTTAAAGATAGTCCAGCTGTGTTGATCACCACACTGCCCAAAAACTTACAAACAAGAATCATTCATCATGTGGTAGGATCAACAGCTGATCTGGACCTGACCACAGCCCTGTACTATAGATACACTCCAGGCAGTCATATTCCTTGGCACAGTGACAACAACTATGATTGGGCCATGAGCATATACCTAAATGAACATTGGGATGAAGATTGGTCTGGATACTTTGCTTACAGCTATCAACCTGGCGTGGTCTATGCCATTCCTCCCCAGTTCAACCAGGCTGTGCGAATTTACCCTCCTGTTAGACATGCAGTGTTTCCCACAACCAGCTCAGCACCGTTTAGAGAAAGTGTTCAAGTGTTCTGCCGAAAACCAGCAGTTAAACAGGGCTAAATAATATTATGCCATTAATCAAATCCGCCAGCCCCAAAGCCTTTGCCCAAAATGTACGCACTGAGATGCATGCCGGCAAGCCCCAAAAACAAGCCTTGGCCATTGCTTATTCAGCTGCCGGCGAAGGCAAGAACAAACGACCCAGCAACACCAGTACTCAAGGTGGTGCGGATCCACACAGCCATCATAGCGCACGACGCAGTGCAGATTATCATGATCGCGTGATTGATGCTTCATACACAAGACCAAGCGCCACTAAGATGACCCGTGCAGAACATCAACTAAATAACAATGAAGACAGCCACAGCATTGGCGAATACACAGGACGAAACAAATGAAAAAGAGCATGAACAAAGGTGTTTACAACCTTAACCCCACAAGCGCAGTCATGAAGCTGGGCAGTGAACAACAGCGAGAAGCCAATGCGGCAGGTCCTGTGCGTGAAGGACAGCGTGACATGAAGCCAGGCGATGGCCGTGCAGACACCCAGACCATTGGTTGCACTGAATGTGGCGACATGGCACATGCAGCCATGCAGACTCGTCACAGTCATCCACGCAATCTAAAACATGCAGATGGTCGCATGCACGAAGACCAACATCACGCCGTAAGAATGGCAAAAGGAAAATAAAATGGCAAAGAATACAACACTAAATCGCAAGCCCAGCAATGACATGCGACTCGACTCTGGCAAGTACATGCCACGAGCTCGAGCCAACCAGAGCGGTGATGGCGCTGATTTTGCTTTCAACGGACAAATGGGCAACGGTGTCAATCGTGACTCGAGCCGTGATGGCATTTGTGTAAATCAATATGCACATCTAGTACGCAATCCCGATATGATCAATGCGGGCATGAAGGCTTCAAGCCGTCGTGGCAACACCAGTGATCAAAGCCAGGACCGTATGCCAGCCATTGGTGCCAGTGTTACCAAAGACAAAATGAAGATGACCATTGCCACTGCGGCACAAGCAGGTGGATGCATTGATGGTGGTCGTGCGTGGATGCCGTCAGCAGGCCAGAACTACCGTGGCAATCCAGATGTGATCAACATGGGGATGAAAAAATGACTGTAGCAGTTGCAGGAAATACCAAGGTCCTTAATCCCTCAGGTGGTGTATTGTCCAATGTGGCCAATGTGGTTACACGAACAACAACTTTTAATTTTACCAATGCCAGCAGTTCAGTGTATGCTTATGTTGGTGTATTCCCAACTTACGCACAGGCCGCGGCCATGGACCATCCCAGCGTGGGCACTGATGCAGGCGGAGTTATCATAGTTCCAAACGGTAGTATTGTGTTAGATGGTGGGTTTGGATTGTCACCCGCTCAGGCCAATGTGTATGTGGCTGCCATCACTGCCACAGGTTCAACTTTTGTATTTGCCACACCAGTGGTGCCAGGATCCACTTGATATGACAAGATTCTCGGGTAACCAATTTGGTGACTATATGGGTCGTGCCATGCAGGCCAATTATGGCCCTGGACCTACCACAGCAGGCACCACAACTGTGAATGCACCGGCCTTGCCCAGCATCACCTGTGTGCCCAATGAAACTGCCAGAGATGGCCATTTAAAATATACCATGCGCCAAACTGATGGCAAGCAGATCAACGGTTATCGCAATCCAGATGCAATCATGGTAGGACAAGGTACCAATCATAGAGGAAACCAATAATGAAAAAGACCGCAAAACAATCTTTAATGGCCATGGACGCCAAACAAGACAAGAAAATGACCGCAGGCATGACACCAGCCGCCCGGAAGAAATTCATGGCCATGGATGCCCGGGAAGATCGAAAGATCATGGCCGCAGTCACACCCCGAATGGCCGAACACACAGCCAAAATGGAAACACACAAACAAATGATGGAACATCACAAAAGCAAGATGGATCAGCACATGGCCAAATTGCGTGCCATGAAAGGTAAAAAGTAATCATGAAACAACGACTAAGTGCTCAGGTCGCAGCCGACAAGGCCAGTGCAGCCTGCTATACCAATACCGATACCATGTATCGTAATCCTTATGCCGCTGCCAATGTGAATCAGGCACAAGGTCCTCGTACCGGCAATACCGGCGCACATGCAGCCAAGCGTGGCAACTTCCAAGATGAAAAAGCCGCACGCCAACCCCTAGCTGATCAAATCATGTCAGCATTCAGTCAGCGTGCCGGTGAATTGGAATCCAATCCTGGCGAACACGAAATGCCCGAGTCTGGTGGCATTCGTAGCAACAGTCAAATCAATCGCTTTGCGGTTCGTCGCAGTCGCGCCCGCTATCAAGAATAATCCTATACCTTAGGACAGTTTGGCGGGTCTGTAAAACCCGTCATTTTATTTTAAAGGAACAGAAATGAAAAAACCCACCACCACTCCCAGCCAATGGGACATCCCGACAGAAGCTGTCACTGAACCAGTTCGACAAGCAGTGCGACCCACAGAACCCTTGAACATGGCATTTGATCTAGAAGGTCTCATGACCGACTTTCCAACTGCCAAGGAATTGGAAAAGTTTGTGTTTGACCAAACTGGCCATGTGCTCAATGTCAAAGGTCGATCAAACAAAATGAAATATCAATTGGCACTTGATGTGCTGAACGGTGCCGAACCACCTGCAGAACTGTTGGGCGCTGAAAATCCATACCTGGACAAGAATGATCTTATTCCAGTGGATGAACTCAAGAAGCTGCCAGCCAGACCTGCAGATGTGATTGATCAGCAATGTGTTTCAAGTTTTATCAGCAAGACATTTCCACACCCAGACTCAGAATGGGCCAGCCAAGGTCAAAAGTGTGAAGTGGTATTCCGCAAATACATCAACAATGCCATCACTTATGAAATCATTGGACCCATCTCAACTCGAGCAGTGGGCACCAGGGTCAACAAGTTTGGCCGAGAAGTACCAGAAAAGTATACCTGGGTTGATCCACGCACTGGCGAACAGTTGATTCGTACCAGCTCGGGCACTTATACTCCAGTAGGCACACGCTTGCGTGCCAGCATGCAAAAACAAAAGATCAACAAGAGTGATTATTGGGCCATCTGGATTGACCGTGAGTTCATCATTGGTGCTGACAGCAATGCCATCGACAATCCATGGGGCACCAATCTCTAATGACCA